AAGCGCGCGTACGTCCCTGACCAGCAGGGCTGCGCGGAGTTAAAAAGAGGGTATGGTGGTACTCTCTCCGTACGTCCTCCTTGGATTCCTGAGCGTAACCCGAGAGGTCATTCATTTGACCCCACGGGGAAACTGCATAAGAACGTGGAATTCGACGAGTACGAGGAGGGTGACGTTGCTTATTGTCGCGTCGGGGTAGCCAAGAAGAAAGGGAAGGTGCGTGTTGTAACGATGCAGAGTGCTAGGGCAAAGCGAATTCTCCGCCCTGTGCATGAGGCTGCATACAACCACCTCTCCAAGTATGATTGGCTGGTCCGAGGTAACGTCACCGACGACCACTTCAATACCATCAAGAAAGACTCTCGGTCCGGTGAACTTTTTCGATCAGGGGATTTCGAAGCATCCACTGACAATTTAAACAAGGATGTTGTCCTTGCGGTCGTTGAAGTTCTTGCCGAGGCGCTTCCGGAAAGAAGGAAAAAGGTGCTCCTCAGTACGTTTGAGGACACGTGGGTAGAATGGAAGGGCGAGGAAAAGAGGATCGTTCGTGGCTCCATGATGGGCAACTTACTTTCATTTGTTGTGCTCTGCTTGTTAAACAAGATTTGTCTTGATCGAGCCCGACAACGCATAGAAGTATGTGGTCCCCATTGGCGTAAGAGCCTTGTCAATGGCGACGACCTCTTCTTTTCCGGAACAGACCGGCTGTTCAACGCTTGGCTTGAGGAAACAAAGAAGATTGGTTTTGTGGTTAATCGTTCGAAGACCATGAGCTCCAACCGTTACGGCGACTTGAATTCAACTCTTTTCGATTTCAAGCGTAACTGCGTTGTCTCACGGTACGACTTCGGTTTTCTTGGAACTAACCTTTGGAAACTTCCGAACGGCTCAGTAGTAGACGGTGTGTTCAACCTCGTCTCCAAGTTGCATTTCGCGACAGCAGCTTGGTTCTTGAATACCTACGATGTTCGGAGCATTTTTACCCGAATCCGTCCTTGTCTCTCCCTTATCCCACGACGTTGGTGGCAATTCCTTGTCAAGAAACGCTGGTTTAGGACGGCGATGTCCTTACCAGAGCCTCAAGTTTTGAGGGAAGGAATTGCAAGAAAATTACCCTTCGTCTTGGG